AGGGCTGCGTGGCCGTTGCTCCATGCAACGCATCAACCAAACGCAGCCAACATTAGAAGGCGACTGGTCACGCTGGAGAGAGAAAACCAGCGCATTTCCCGGAGAAAACGGGGTCGGAAGTGGACATGTCCACTTTTAGGTGGACATGGATTTCGGGGTGGACATGGATTTCGAGGGGCTATGGCTTCCCGAGTTCTTCGACAAGCTCACGAGCTTGATCGTCCGTCATGTCTCCACGTTCAAGTTTCTCGATCGTGGCTTCAGCTTCGGCGTTTGACATGCCGTTGACCCACGGAGGCCACGCCACGGCTGTAGTGGCCGGATAGAACTCAGAGGCTTCTGGAGTCGTGTCTCATGCCGGAACGCCCTCACGGGCTCCCTGAGGGCCTTTCTGGCCGACTCAGGCCAACGACCGAGTTGACAAGGCCCAAGTTCTCATGGTAGTGTCGCATTTGGCCCCTGACGATTTGCTACGAGCCGCATTTCGCCTCATAACCCGAACGAGGGAGGCAAAAAGAGACATTTTCCGGCGTTATTCTGGAAGTAAGGGACCGCTTACTTCCACCCGGCACGACATAAGCCGTTAGCCAGCAACGACTTACACGAAACCCCTCCCCGGTTTGAACGAGCAGGCGGGGGTGGGCCAAACGGCCGCGGGGCACCGCGTTTATATCAAAAATACCCCCCTAGAGATTGCTACCCATAGCCTGAGACGCTTGGAGGCACACGCTAATGGCAAGGAACCTAGCCCTTGGATCCTGGGGATTATCTGGCCCGAAGCACTTTGCTGATGGGTACCGGCGGCTCCTGGAGCGTTTGGTGCGAGAGAAGCACGGGGAGGTCAGCCACAACCACCGCGAGCTGATCAATTACGCGGCGAGATTGGAGCAGACGGCGAGGGCTTTGATGACCTTGGTTGATCGGGCGATACAGCGGTCCGAGCCGAAGCGTAAGAAATTGAAACCGCCGAACTCCTGGCGGAAGTTGGCCCACGTTCAGACGTCGATCGAGGACCCGGTGGAGCCGGTGTTGGAGCCGGTGGAGCGGGGCGGTCGTCAGGAGCCTGTTGAGCCTCCGACGTTGGGATCTTGCTCGGCGGCGATGGGCAAGGTGATGTACTGGACGGACCAGCGGATCCGAGTGGTGAGGGAGTTGGGGATCATCGACCCGGGGCCGGTTGGTGGTGGTGGTGGCGAGGGCGACCCGTTTGCTGTGCTGGCTGCAGAGCGTGAGGCGGCGAGTCGTGAGGTTCCGGGCGAGGATGACCCAGCCGTGGAGGTAGACCTGTGAAAGCCATCATCCTGATCGCCCTTGCCCTTGCCGTTGTTGTGTGGCTCCTTTGGCCTGTCGACATTCACTGCTGTTACTGCGGGCGAATGTTCTGGCGAGAATCGAGAGTCATCGTGTTCCTGCAAGGCGCTCGCTGCCATTCAGCCTGTTTCCACAAGCACAACCCAACGCCGCCAGAACCACCACGTATCGTGGGATCTGCCTCTACGCCATCGAGCTACATTCGAGCAGGCGAGAAGATCATGCAGAATTACGCAGACCGCCTGGAAGCCGGGGAGGTGGACCTGTGAGCAGACAACTCGACTACATGCTCTGGGAAAAAGTGGCAATGGTATTCCAAGCTGCGGCCTTGGCGGTGACGTGTGTAATCTACATCGCGGCAGCCGGTCACTTGACAGAAGCCAACAAGCAAATCGATCAGGCGAAAGCTAATCTTGAGGCCCACCAGCAGTACATCGACCGAGAGGTCTACCGCCGAAATGGGCGGGGGAGTTGATCTGAAATGCACACCTACCGAGCCCACGTCACGAGCGTTTACGACGGCGACACTTGCCGGGTTTCGATTGACATGGGGTTTAACCATTGGGTCCACGACATGCCGATCCGGTGGTATGGGATCAACACGCCGGAGATGACCGGGGCGGATAAGGTCCGGGGGGCTGTCGTCCGTGACCAGGTGCGAGAACTGATCTTGTGCAAGGACGTCTACATCCAGACCGAGAAGGCCGGGAAGTTCGGCCGCTGGCTGGGCACGTTCTGGCTGGTTGAGGACTGGGAGCTGTGCCGGGAACACCTCGGTCACGACAACGTGCCGTTCGAGGCCTCGATCAATCAGTGGCTGGTCGATCAGGGGTTTGCTGTGGAGTTCATGAAGGAGGGGTGAGTATTTAATGCGAACCCTGGAACTTATAAAACGTGAAGCTTTCAGTGAACGAGCGTTTCTCATTTATGCGTTATGTGAAGGTCATTAGTTTCTTGGCGCCCGATCACCTTTTACCCCCCTGATCGCCTATGCGGACTGTTTCCGCTAACGACATCGATCGATACCGCCGGAACCCGCTGGAGTTTTTTGGCGATACGCTGATCCCGACCGGGACCGGTGTCCGGCGGTTCGATGGCGCGTGGGCCGATTTCCAGCACGATTTCTTCGAGGCGGTTTCCCCGTCCCTCCTGGCCGTCGCCGCCGGGACCGTCGGCCCGTACCGCGGCTTCTGGCTGGAGCGGACCAAGGGCGGTTCGAAAGATTCTGACATTGGCCTTTGCCTTCTCTGGCTGCTGATCTTCACGCCGCGGCCGTTGCTGCTGGAGTGCGGGGCGGACGACCAGAAGCAGGCCCAAGAGACGCATAAGGCGATGGCTGAGATCATCAAGCTCAATCCATGGATGGAGGCCCGGGTCAGGGTCTACGTCTCACGGATCACATGCTCCGCGACCGATTCCGAGCTGCTCTTCCTCACGACCGACAAGACTGGCGACGGCTCGCACGGATCTCGGCCGAATGTCACCGTTTGCAATGAGCTCAGCCACGTCGGGGCGAAGAAGTTCATCCAGACGATGTTGGACAACGCCGATAAGGTGCCGACGAATCTCCGATTCATTTGTACCAATGCTGGGAAGCTCAGGTCGTGGCAGCATCAATGGCGGGAGAACTACCGGAACCATGATGCTTGGTGGTTCCAAGTCATGGCGAAGCCGGCCCCGTGGGTGACGCCGGAGACGATGAAAGACGCGGAGTTCCGCAACGGGCGATCTCGGTATCGCCGACTCTGGTGGGGCGAATGGTCCAGCGGCGAAGGCGATGCGATCAACGAGAGCGACATCCAACTCGCGACCTCTCGACGTCGGCAGCCGATGATCGGCGGTGAGGAGGGCTATGTCTTCGTGAGCGGCCTGGACCTCGGCGTGAAACATGACCACTCGGCCCTCGTGACGCTCGGGTGCCGACTTTCATCTGGTCGAGTGCGTCTTGCGAACTGCCAGAGCTGGGCGCCGTCGGCCGAGACAGGCAAGGTCTCCCTGATCGAGGTGGAACAAGCCGTCCGGGAAGAGGCCGCCCGGTTCGATTCGCTCTGGATCGGCTACGACCCGTCGCAGGCCTACCTGATGGCCGAGCGGTTGGCCCGGGCGAACTTCCCCATGGTCGAATGGCCGTTCAGCGGGAAGAACACAGACATCATGGCCCGGTCGATTCTGTCGGCGTTTCGGTCGCGGCACTTGGAGCTCTACGAAGAGCCGCGGCTGATCGAGGATCTTCACCGCCTGACGATCACCGAGGGCCGGCACGGGAACCAGCGACTGACCGCGGCATCGGACGATTCGGGCCACGCTGATCGAGCGATCGCTCTGGCGATCTGTTTGCCGGTCGCGCTTGAGATTGCGATGTGTGACGCTCCGCGGGAAGAGGTGGACGACTTTGGGCAATACGATTACGTGACGACATGACTTGGCTACCAGGTGACCGCCTCCTGATTCTCCTGGCTGCGGCCATCTTGGCCTGGGCCCTTCACGTCTCGATCACCAGGCGGGATTAACGATGCGACTTTCGGACGATCGCGTGTGTGCAATCCAACACCTCTTGTCGATGGGGATGCCCATTCGGCGGATCGCTGTGGCACTCAAGGTCAGCCGTCGGACGATCCGCCGCGTGCAGTATGGAGCCCGCCACGACGACCCCACACCTGAGGAGATCGCGGAAGCATGTCGGCGGATTCGGAGTGGGTGGAGTGAGGAGACTCGGCGGAAACGCCTGAGAAGAAGCGAAGCCTGATCGAGCGCCACGCCCGACCAGGCTCTACGCAAGGGAGATAATCAAGCCCTTTGGGGCGGGCAAACCCTGCGAGCAGTCAGGGGGGTGGGTCCGTTAATTGGACAAAAAAAAGAAGTGATCTAACCTGTCCGTCATGGACAACGGACTGCGAGCAAAAACTCTCACGGATGCGAGCCGCTCGATCGAGACGGGGGATATCCTGCTTTTCCGCCGTGGCGGTGGTCTCTTCGATCGCCTGCTCTCGGTGGCTGGCAGATCCCCCTATGTCCATGTCGGTATGGCGGTCTGGCTCAACAACGACGCCCGGCCCGTCCCGTCCATCACCGGGTCCGCCACACTCTGTCTGGTCGACGTGCTCCAGTGGCACGGGGGTCGAGTAGTCACGCTCGAATCCGAGGTGGCTCGATACCCGGGGCAATACGATCTATTCTCGATCTCTCGCCGATTCGACCGCGACTTCGACCGACTGGCTGCATCGCGGCGAATGATGAAATACTCCGCCTCCCGATACGGCTGGTGGAATGTCTTTCGCGTCAGTCTGCGACATATGGCATTTGTCCGCCTGCTCTTTCCGCCCCTGGTCGACGACAAGGCCAACGGCACCTTCCCGCCCTTCTGCTCCCAGGCTGTGGCCCACTCTTGCCGCAAATACGGCGGCATTGACCCGGTCCCGAACTTAGCCGACCGCGTTACCGAGCCCGGCGACATCGCCCGGAGCTTGCTCTTCGAATATCAATTCACGTTGCCGGGGGGAACTACCCAATGAGACGCGACACAATAGGCCACGCGTTGGCGTGGATCGGTTTGGGCACGATGGCCCTTTTTGCGATGGTGGCGATCTGTCAGGGGCAATGCGGTCCCGGCGGTTGCCCTGTTCCTCAGCCTTGGGGCTCGTCCAGTCAGTTCCGCGATCCCGACGGCGGTGGCACATTCTGCCCCATCAACGGGCACGTTGAGAGCGCGTGCATGCTCGTTGGCGCGTCTGGCACGTTGGTATCCAAAGGTGCCAATTGGGGCGTTATTTGGACCTGTGCCCATGGCCGCCTACCGTCGACGGTCAAGGTCGAGTTTCCTGTCACTCGCGAGACGTTCAGCGCTCGCCTACTTGCCCACGACAAAGGCACCGACGTTGCCCTCTATCAGACTGATGGTCGCCCGCGTGCTCGCATAGCCAAGGTATCAACCCGACAGCCCCAGCCCGGCGAGAAGATAGCATACGGCGGCTTTGGGATGACTCAGAAATGGCAGGCATTCAGCGGCCAGTATATAGGTCCACTCGGTCGCAGAGGTACTAACAGCGGAAGCATGGACGGCGGGCTGAATTGGCGGGGCTCGTGTCGCTCAGGTGACTCTGGCGGCCCCGTGTGGACCGAGGACGGCATGATCAGCTCGGTCACCGGTACAGGTCGAGGCGTGAGCGTTGGTCCCAATGTATCGCAAGTCTGTCAACTCATCCGCGACAACGGTTACGTCCTCCCGTGGAATGCCGATCTTGCCCGCGAGCAAAGCCGGAATGAATCCGAGGTCGCCCGCGAGCAACTCCGCACAGAGCAAGAGCGATTGCGCCAGCAATTACCTCTACCTCCGTCAGTCTCTCCTGGTGGATCCTCCGCGGCCGTCGCTCAACTGTCGGCCCAAGTCGCCGCGATGGACGGCAGGGTTTCCGCAGTCGAGCAAAGCGTTCAGACCGGCAGAGAGCTGGTCGACAAATTGGGACTACTCGATGCGGACGTGGAAACGGTAGCCAATGCCGCCGAACTCCTAACCGGCAAGGTGGCCGATGCGGAAGCCAAGGCAGCGGAAGCCGACGCAAAAGCCGACAGCCTGGCCGGCAAGGTGGCCGAGGTGGCAACCGGTGTCGACGCGATCAAATCCGGTATCGCCTCTAAAGCGAAAGAGGCCGTGATAGGGCTCTTGACTAAGTTCGGCCCTTGGGGTGTTGGTGGTATCGGCCTAGTCCTCTTCCTGTTCTTCCGGTTCGTCCAGAAGGACCTGGCCGATCGTCGCGAGACAGGCGACCCACTGGCAATTGAGAAGCTGGCGGGGGCGATAGCAGGCAAGACCAGCAACCAGGTGGATGACCGCGGAGTCGAGATGCTCGCCAACATCCTTGATCGACTCGCCCCACGGCCCGAGCCCAAGCCGCCCACACGCAAGAAGGCTGCCAAATGACTCCAGACCCAGAGGCACACGTGACCGAATCGCAATGCAGTAAGCGGCATGGCGGCACACGCTGGCTCTTTGGGTTCCTGGGTCTATTTACCCTGGCCATGCTCGGCGGGGCTGGCACAGCGATGAACACGGCGGCGGAGGCGGAGAGCAAATCCAACCGCAACGAGGCCCGCATCGACTCCCTGGACGAACACATCAAGCAGCGACTCGACGATATATGGGTGTACATCCGCGAGGATCGCAATAAGTGAGAACCGTTCAAGGCCGAATTGCCCCACCGGGCGCCCGAATCCGCGAAGCTCGCATGATCACGAATCGCGCAAACGGCGTGATCGATGATCTCATGGAAGGCTGGGGGGATGTTGTCGACCGGCAAGAGATGCGATGGAACGAGACTCTCGGCCAGTCGTCGTCGGTCTACCCGGTCGCCGATCGCAATGACCGACTCCACGGTCAGAACCGGCCAATCTTCGAGACTGAGTTTGAACTGGCCGCGATTCGTGGGGCTGCTCGGTTGGTCCACGATACCAGCCCCCACGCCCAGACGATCACCGGCAACTTGCTGAACTTCATCGACGGGACCGGGTTCCAGTACAAGTGTCAGCCGAAGGCACCGGCCGACGATGACTTGGCCAAGGCCGTCCAGAGGATCGTCGACGAATTCCTCGATCGCAATGAGTGGCAATCGGCCCATGGATGCAGGGAAGAGGAGATCGTCACTCGGGCAGTGCGCGATGGGGAAACGCCCCTGGCCCTGTTCGATCGAGACGGCGATGGGTACGCGACCGCTCGATTCATCGAGCCCGACCAGATCACCGAGCCGGGCAACGTTGGCGACGTCGAGGAGTGGATCGCCTCGACTTATGGATACTGCCCCGACTCCAACTGGCGATTCGGTGTTCACACCACGCTCGGCGACGTCGAGGACGTGCACGGGTACTTTGTACAGTACTCCCATGATCAGACTGATTGGGACTATTTCCCGATCGACCAGATGACGTTTATCAAGCTGAATGTCGACCGGAACGTCTCCCGCGGCTTGTCGTCGTTCTTCTCGGTGCAGGAGTATCTGACCAGCACCGGCAAGCTCGAGCGAAACGTCGTCAAAGGGGCGGCCATCCTATCGGCCATCCTCGGTATCCGGCAGCACGCGGCCAGCACGAGCAAGAGCAACGTCGAGTCACTGATCGCCGCCAGCCGGTACCGGCACTATAACCAATCCACCCCAGACGGTGTCAGAAACCGCAACGTGGCCCGCCTGACGCCTGGCTCCTGGCTGGATGTTTCAAACGGTCTCGAATACAAGCCGCCGCCGCTGGCCACTCAGGGCGTGGCGTCGGCATTCGTCGAGATCGATCAGGCTACTCTTCGAACCGTCGGCCTGCCATGGCAAATGCCCGAATATATGATCTCGGCTGATAGCTCCAATGCGAATTTCGCGTCGGCTATGGTCGCCGAGGCCCCGGTGGTTAAGCGGTTCGAACGTGAGCAAGCACTCTTTGGCGGCGACTTCCGCAAGATCTGCTGGAACGTTGTCAAGATGGCGCACACAGGTGGCCGCCTTCGTCAATTCGATCTGGCATTCGAAGAGATCCGCCGTCTTGTCTCAATCATCGTTACCGGCCCCCGCGTGGCCGCTCGCGATGCAAACATTGAGACCAACCAGCACAAGATCCTATTCGACAACGGCCAACTGTCGGCCCGGGGTTGGAGCGAGAAGGAAGGCATCGATTACGACCTGGAGCAAGAGCGGGGCGCGAAAGTGCAATCGCAGACGCTGCCCACGGCTGGTGTTCCCGCCGCCGGCGTCGATGTTGGTGGCCGTCCGCCGCTGTCGGAATCAGAGCGATGTGAGCAGGCCGCCAACCTGTTGTGGGAGGCTTATCCGTAATGCCGGAACTCTCCAGCAGATCACAGCACGAAAAGGCGATTATCGGCGCGTTGTTGTTGCAGTTCGAGGATATTCGAGCACGCCGACAACCATGGCCGACGGTCGAGGCGAACCTTGCTGGGGCACTTCGCCCTCTGCTGGTCGACGTGTTTGGTGATGCCGCGGAAAACCTTGCAGCGTCCCGCAACGCCGAAATCGATCAGAAGCGACTCGATGACAGGGCGGGCACGTACGGCGAAAAGCAGGCCGCCGTGATCGCCAAGCTGATCGTCGACAACACCGTTGAGACAGTGGCCGGCGGCGAATCGACCGACAACGTCCTGGGTATTTCTCGTGCCGAACAAATCGCGGCATCCGAAACTACCAGAGCGATCACAGCGGGAGAAGCGGTGATCGTCGCTATCCTGCTCGCCACGATGGACATTGAACTCGTGCCGATCTGGCACACCGAGGCAGACGGGCGGGTATGCCCGATCTGCAAGCCCCTGCACGGCAAGGGCGAAGCAGTTTATCGCCGTGTGGCACCTGGCCCACCCGCACACCCCAATTGCCGATGCTGGCTCGACTACGAGGTGAAAGCATGAATATCACGATTGACGGACAGATTCTTGATGTCACGGAATCCTTCGCAGGATCGCCGACCGTCGACAGAGAACAGGGCGTTGTCCGTGGAATCAAGATCCTCGGCAAGATCTCAGTTAACGAGCGGGAGTACACCACTGGGGCGATCAAGAAAGCCGCCAGCCTCTACGAAGGGAAGGGTGTTTACGCCGATCATCCGTCTCGACCGGACGATCAGAGGAAAGTCGGCGACCGCCTGGGGTGGCTCGAAGGTGTGCTCGTCAAGCCCGATGGGCTGTACGGCGATCTGCACGTCCTGAAGTCACACCCGATGGCCGATTCGGTGTTCGAGTCGGCCGAGAGGAATCCTCGGTTATTCGGTTTGAGTCACAACGCCAAAGGAAAGTCACGCCGTCACGACGGCAAAATATTCGTTGAAGAAATCCAGGGTGTTCGCTCTGTCGATCTAGTGGCAGAACCGGCAACTACCCACGGCCTTTTTGAAAGCAGGGAGAACCCCATGCCAAAAACCGTACGTGAGATTTTGGAATCGCTCGACCAGAAAGACAAGTGCGTCGAGTGGCTAACAAACATGACCGAGGAAGAGGCCCCGCTGGCGATGGCCGCCGAGGCTCCGGTCGAGGCCCCCGCCGAGGCGAACGGTGACGAGCAGATGAAAGCGGCGTTCCGCGCTGCTCTGGTCGCCGCCTTCGACGACGCGAGCCTCGACACCAAGGCCACGCTGAAGAAGATCGGCGAAGTGCTCAAGGCGTACGAGAAGCTGACCTCGAAGCCCGACGCCGAACCCGCCCCCGAGGAAACCCCGGCCGAGGAAGAGAAGTCGACCACCGAGAGCAAGGACCACGAACTGGCCGCCAAGGTCGCAAAGCTCGAAGGTCGCGACAAGGCCCGCGACCTGATGGAAGCGGCAGGGGTCATCGAACTCGACGCCGAGAAGAGGGAAGTTCTCATCGAGGCACTGGCCGCACTGCCGACCGACAAGGCCCGCAAGACGCTGGTCGAGTCGTTCAAGGGCAAATCGGCCACCACCCATCACCCCAAACCCCGGAGCGGCGTCACGACGTTCCGCGAGTCCCTGGAGCGGAGCAGCGACCCCGAGCAGGACGCGAAATCGTTCGCCCAGTCGCTCCGCTGATCCGCTGACCTCACAAACCGAATAGCCCCGGCAGGGGTAATCAAATCAACCTTCATGCAATAGCGAGAACACAATGAAAGACATTCAGTCCCTCCCCAGCCCCCTCACCTACAACCGTTTGTGGGACTTCTGCGAGCCGGTGCTGAGCCACACGATCCTGCTCGATCCAGTGACCGCGCACGCCGACGCTGGCGGAGACACCAGTGCCACCCTGGTCGGTGTTGCTCCGCAAGCGCTGCGAGTGATCGGCGGCTACGTCGCGCCGTCCATCAACTCGGCAGGCATCGATGGCAGCAATACTTCGGCGATGGTGATCGCGGCGGCTGGAACAACGGTCGTTAGCGTGACGCACGAAGCCGACATCGTCGCCAATACGCCGGTCGCCTTGGACACGCCGGTTGCTCCTGACATTGCTGCCGGGTCGGCTTTGACGCTCGCGATCACGAACGGCGCCACCGCCGACCTGAATTCAGCGATCTGCCACGCTGGCTTGCAGGTTGCCGACGCGAACAACTACCCGGCTCCCGGCCTGACGGTCGTGACCAGCAACACGGGCACCGTGACAATCGCCGACGGCGTCAAGGGTGTTTGTGCCCTCTCGCCTGGAGCGGCCGACAATGACGAGATCTACATGGCCGTCGCTGCCGAGCTGCACAAGTTCGCCAACGGTGCTTGCTTCGAGGGCGAGGTCAATCTCCAGTGGTCCGAGGCCAACACCGACGACGCCAACGTGATCTTCGGCTTCATGTCGGCCGTTGCCGCGAACTCCCTGATTGACGACGGGGCCGGCCCCCGAGCTTCGGGCGATTATGTCGCCCTGTGGAAGGTCGACGGTGGCACCAAGTACTACGCAGGCGTGCAGGCGAACGGTACCGCCTACCCGACCGCCGACACACTCACTGACACGACCGCCGGCGGAACGAGCTACCAGAAGCTCAAGATCAAGGTTTCCTGCTATTCGTCCACGCAAGGCGTTGCCGAGTTCTGGGTCGATGAGACCAACGTCGCGACTCATCACTTCACCTACGCCTCGGCCACCGAGATGCAACTCTTCGCTGGCGTCAAGAACGGTTCCGCCAACGCCGAGACCCTCAACGTCGACTGGCTCGCCTACAACGACAACCGCGTCGCCTGATCACGCCTGACCAGCCTGACCGCCGGACCTGACCGCTAACTAAAACACACTAGGTCGCAACGCGGCCACATAGCTTGGAGAAAACACATGTTGAATCGAAACAGTCTGCAACGGCGGTTCCTTGGTTACCGCAAGGAAGGCCGGACCCGCGAATTCTGCGAGGACTTCTCGGAAGCCCTGCGGACCAAGCAGATCCGCCCGTCCGAGGTCTCCATCCGCGACCTCGCCTTCGCGACCGCCACCGACCACGACGGCAACCCGATGGGCCGTGAGTTCATCGAGTGCGCCAATCCCGACCCCGCTGGCCGGTACGAAGAGAATCTGTTGGAGGCCGTCGATTCGGCGGCATTCAAGACGATCTCCGGCCAACTGATCTACACGGCCATGATGGAGGAGTACGAACTGTATATGGCTCCCATCGAGGGCCTGTACACCAACACGCCGACGAAATTCAACGGCGAGCGGATCCCCGGCGTCACCGGGATCGGCGACCAAGCCGAGGAGATCCGCGAAGGGGACGAATACCCCTCGGTGCAGGTTGGCGAGGATTGGGTCGACACCCCGGAGACGGTCAAGCGCGGCCTGAAAGTGCTGGTTACCAAGGAGGCCCTCTTCTTTGACCGCACCAACCTGATTCTCGATCGCTGTTCGAAGGTCGGTCAGTGGCTTGGGCTCAACAAGGCCAAGCGGATTATCGACCTCGCCCTCGGTGTCACGAATACCTATAAGTGGAAAGACACCGCCTACGACACCTACCAGACAACCACGCCGTGGGTCAACATCAACACGTCAAACGGTCTGTCTGACTGGTCGGACATCGACGATGCTCTCCAAATGTTCTGGGCGATTACTGACCCGAGCACGGGCGAGCCGATCACGATCAATCCCACGCAGATTATTGTCAACACGTCGAAGCGCGCAACCGCCAACTACATCCTGAACGCGACCCACGTCAAGATCGGTGCGGACACGGCCAGCAATCAGATGCAGGTTGAAAACGCCCACATGGTGCCAGGTCAGTACGAGGTGATCTCTTCGCCGATCATCGACGCTCGCTACACCGCCGGGTCCGTGACCGCCACAACGTGGCACTTCGGCGACTTCCGTAAGGCATTCTCGTACATGGAGAACTGGCCGGTCGCCGTCGAGCAGATGCCGTCGAACTCCTACGAGGAATGGAACCGCGATATCATGGCTGGCTACAAGGCCGGCGAACGTGGAGTCGCGGCTGTCAAGGACCCGCGATACGCCCAGCGAAATACCGCCTGATCGCTATCCTCGCTGCCCGCCCGGCCGGTGTTTCCTCCTGGCGCCGGCCGGGCATCTTTCTGACAGGAGTTTTCCAATCAACACTGGAACCAACCGGAACCAATCATGCAATACAAAGTCACGCACCGGGGCGCGCCTGGCGAGCTCATCACCACGCCCTCCGAGGAATTACTGCCGCTCACTGGCGGCTATTCGATCGAAAAACGCGGGATCGATCAGAAAATCGCCGTGGATGTTGTCGAGCAGTTCCGCACGCTCAACGGCCGATTCGCCACCGTCCACCCCTACATGGTCGAAGCGATCCCCGACCCGGTGCCCGAGGGTGCTGTGATGTTGACAGATCTGCCGTCGGCAGAGACCGCTGAGCCAGCCGATCCCGAAGAACCTGCGGTCGGGACAGAGCCCGAGGAAGAGGCGGCCCCCGTACCCGCTGCTGAGGAGCCAGTCGAGCTCGCCCCCGAGTCTCCGGCAGCGGAAGCCGACTCCCCCGAACCCGAGCCCGAACCGGCTGCTGTGGAGGCCCCAGCGGAACCTGAGCCAGCCCCCAGACCCGTCGAGGCTGTTGAGCCTGTGATCGAGCCCGAGCCCGAGCCGGCCCCGGCCCCGGCCCCGGCCCCGGAACCCGCCAACCCGACCTTGGCCGAACTTGGCCTTGGCGACGAGGCTTCCGAACTCCTGGCCGCCAATGGCTGCAACACCGCCGCCGACATCATCGCGTTCGGCGACACCACGAAAATCAGCGGGATCGGTAAGGCCACTGCGGCCAAGATCGAAAACGCGGTCGGACCCTACAGGGCGTAATTGATCAATGGCGCTTTCAGACCTCACTGCCGCGAAGGAATCCGCCGAAGTGCGGCTGGCTGCCGTAATGGCTGAGCTGGCCGCACTTGATGGCACGAAGGCCGGCGGGCTACCTGACGGCCCCAGCGGTGTCGGTCACCAGGGCTACAAGGCCGGTTTGCTCAACGAGGCGAAGACTCTCCAAGAGTCGATTGCCAGTCTCAAGCAGATGATCAGCGACAACGATAGCGATGGCGGCCTGTTTGAGATCGTATCGGAGGCAGAGTATTGATGGAAGCCGAGGCCTTTCAGAATTGGTATCAGTACGTTGACGAGATCGAGGATATATCGGTCTCGGGTGGCGTCACTGATGCCGACGTCAAGGCCTTGCGGCTCTCGCCCAATCAACCGGAGATCTCGGGCGGAGTGGTCGGCATCGATGCCTATGACGCGATCTGGTCGATCGATGCCGGGACGATCAGCGCGGCGATCAGCCCCGGCGATGTGATCACGGACGATGACGGCGTCCTCTGGTCGGTCAACGCGGTCTCCGTCGAGTCGATCGGTGCCGTGCCGATCAAATACAACTGCACCTCACGCCAGCAGGTGACGTGATGGCCAAGCAAGTCAGAGCCGCCGACATGCCCGCCGAAATGGCGACCATGGCCCAGCAGTTTGACGCTATGCAGATGCCCCAGGCAATGGACGGCGTGGGGCTAATCGTCCAGGCAGGGATCGTTGGCAACTTCGCTGAAGCCGTCGGACCTGACGGGGCACGGTGGCCGGCACGCGTCGACAATTTGCCACACCCCGAGCTGGTCGACACTACCGCTCTCGCGATGGCTGCCACGGGCCAGGGGCCCGGAGTAATCAAGCGAGTTGTGGGCGGAAACACTATACAAGTGGGCGTCGACAAATCGGTTGATCTCGGCGGTATCCCCGGGGCCGCTGTTCACAATTTCGGATACCCGAAGAAGGGCATCCCACAACGGGAGTGGCTCTACGCGAACGCAACCGTACTTGACGACGCGGCGGAGCTGATCGCACGCGATGGCGTGACAGAGATTTTTGCTTGAAAGGAACAATTCATGGGATTATTTTCAACAGCCCTTGCCGTAGAACAGGGCGAACCACTCAAGCGGCGATACCTCCAGATAGGCAACGACGCCTATCAGGTAGTGCAGCAAATTACGCAGATTGGGGCCGACTACGCAGCCCTGCGAGCCGACATCACGACAAGTGGGGACGCGGAGGATGTAGCGACCGCGGACGGTGGATTCGCTCAGACGGTTGCAGACGCGGCGGTCGCGTTTGCGTCGCTGACGACCGAGCAGCGTCAGTGGGTCGACCAGTTCTTTGCGGACCTCGGCTACACCCGGAGCTAGGTAGATGGCCGAATACTATGTCACCACAGACGGCACGGACCATGCGGACGAAGACGGCTCGTCAGCTAATCCGTGGGCCTCGATTGGTTACGCCGGATCACGAGTGGCGGATGGCGACACTATCTACATTCAGGCCGGATCATATTCGCTCAGCAACAACACAGAGAACACGTCCGGTGGACCATTTACAGGTCCGGCAACTTCTCTCTGTTGGGTGATTGGATATGAAGACACAAAAGATGACGGCTGCCCTACTGGTGATAGGCCAGTAATCTCCGCGAATTCGGTGGCGAGTGTGGCCCACATAATTAAGGTCACCGGACAATACGCCAAGAGCGGTATCGTGTGCAACATCGAAATCGATGGCACAGATACGACGACTGACGGGATAACTGGCTCCCGCAGCTCATACTCAAACTGCAAAGTCTCGAATTGCGTAAATGGATTTAAGGAAGGGCATTGCGTCGGGTGTTTTGCATCAGAATGCACGAAAGGATTCTCGGCAACTGGTGAATCCTTCCTGTACTGTTGGGCAGATTCTTGTTCAACGGGTTTTGAGGGCGGGTCCGGAACATCCATTGTCTATTGCCTCAGTACTCGATCCACGGTCCGCGGAATGTACCTGCAATACTCCGGTAGCATAGCGAACTCGACCGTGGCTTACCAGATTACAGGAGACGCATTTGTCGGATACTGGGCAACGGTCATAGCGAATAGCGTAGCGTGTGACATTGATGCGGGCTACGCGTTTAGCACTTTCCATCAAGTGCTAAATTCAGCCCACTACAGTTGCGGTAGCGGGCGAAGCAACAACGTAGACATGGACATAGGTGCAATCACGCTTACGTCCGATCCCTTCGATAGCTCAACCAACGATTACGAAGCAAATGCCGAAGCCGCTGGGGGCGAATTACTCAAAGGAGCCGGTTTCGTTCCGTGGGGATTGGCTACGCAAACCGCAAACATAGACGTTGGTGCCGTCCAGCACGCCGACCCAGCTGGTGGCGGCGATTCGTGGCCGTACCCGCGAGCAAGGAGAATTGGTTGATGGCCGTCTACAAGAACGTCGCATCACAGAAGGTCGCCATCTACGCCTACGACTCCGACGCAGGCGCACCGAAAACTGGCGATGCTGCAAATATCACGGCACGCCTAAGTAAGGATGCCGCTGTTTCAGCGGCGACAAACGACGCCAACCCCACGGAGCTGAGCGCAACGCACCACCCTGGAATTTATGTGTTCGATCTGACTCAGGCCGAGACGAATGCAGACATGCTCGTACTATCCGCCGTGAGCGCGACTGCTGATGTCGTGATTGAGCCGGTGATCCTCTACGCACTGCCGGGTGACAACACGGCTCTCAATGCCGCCCTGGCCGATGGTGCCCATGGAGGGTCAAGCGCGGTTATGACTCTCAAGCAACTTGTAGTCGACAATGACAGCGGAATTGCTGTCGACATCGACGGGACAACCGGCGGACTCAACGTGCAGGCGAGCGCCGGAACGGGCATTGTGGCGGTGTCCGGTGGCGGCAATGGACACGGTATATCGAGCGTAGGCCACGGTACAGGTGAGGGGTTGTCGCTCTCTGGCGGCGATAGTGGCAAGGGGATCCAGGTCAACGACGGCATGGTGATTACCAACGCGTCGGGAACCGCATTAGTTGCCGTCAGCGCTGGCGGCGATGGCAACGGGATCACCGCGACGGGGAACGGTGCAGGCGAAGGGCTGTCGCTGTCGGGAGTCACCTTAGGCGCGTATGTTGGCCAGGCTGCCGTTGGCCCAACCAAAACAGAAATGGACTCCGCGTTCACTGAGATCAAGGGGGCGACGTGGACGACAACAGACACCCTAGAAGCTATCCGGGACAGGGGTGATGCGGCGTGGGCAACTGCGACGAACGTCACGGTCAGCGACAAGACGGGATTCATTCTCGCAAGCACAGGCCTCGATCAGATCTCAGCGGCTGAGCCATCTGGCAAGCCCACCACGTTTCCTGGCTGGATTATGTGGCTCGTGCAGCGGTTTCGTCGATCCAGCAAAACTCCCACGACCCTCACAACACAGACCGAGGCGGGGGCAACGATCACGACGCAGACGATCACGGACGATGGGTCAGGAACCGAGACACTGGGGTCGCCGTCATGAAGCTGAGCTCGCTGATCAGTGTGTTCGTGCCATTCTCGCCGATCGAGAGCGGTGCAACTCCGACAACTTACTCGCACTGGTACAAGTGCGCGTCGTCCATCAAGGCACTGATCGCTGCGCTGAATATAGCCGAACTTACAGCCTCGACCATTCCGATCCGCAAGCAGTCTTGGAACCGGTCGCCTTTGTCCTCTGGTGGCGTGCTCCTCAGTGGCGGCCAGCAGACACGGCGATCGGTCGCGAACCTGTCCGACGAGATCGGCCACGCGGTCGCAGTCACGGCACTCACGCCGAGCAACCAGGACTATGAGAGCACAACCGAGCTCCAGACGCTGCTCCATTGGCGGCAATCGATCCGAAACACCCTGATCGGTCAGCCTCTTGCCTCGGGCATTGCCTACGATACCGACGTACTCCCGGGCCCGGTGGTCGCCCCTGAGGCGTTCGGCCGTCAGTACGACGCGACACAGCTTACCGCCATTTGCAAGTCGCGAGGGGCGACCACAGGAACGACGGGTACCGTCAGAGCGGCCTCGGCTGGCTCCGTGTTCTGGGATTGCCTGGCAGACGTGCAGACCGTCGTCCGAGACGCGGACATTTCCGGCTTGACCGACGCCAACGTGATCGTCCGGAAACTGCCGTGGGTACGTGGTGCCGATATCCCCGGCGTGATCATCTCCCCGGTCGACGATCGGTGGCGATGGATCAACAACACGCAAATCGAAGTGACCTACGGGATTCACATAGCCATCGTGCAGGCCGGCAACCAGAGTCAGACGTCCTCCCACGATGCGATCATCTACCAGAGGCAACAGGCAGTCGACGCTCTGGCCGATGACCGGCTGGCCTCCGTCGACGAAATCGTAGACCTAGCAATCGAACCATCGGGATTGATTCTCTCGGAAGCGTTCCGCCGGCAATATGACGTGTCAGCGTTCGTGGCGAGGTGCGTGTCCCGCGAAACAATCAGTGTATGAGGTAATACCATGGTAATGAGCCACGCAACACGATTTGGCGCCGGTGACGGTGCGACCTCCGATTATGAGTTCGAGTTTTTGACTTGCGATCTCGGGGCGGAAGGATCTCATCGGGAAGCCGCCGGTATCCGTGGCGATCGCACCGTCTACGAGACCTCTGTGGTCGATGGCGTAGAGGCGATCGGCGGGGGTGTATCGATGGAGGTGCGTCCCGATGACCTGGACGAATGGGTCCCAAGAATCCTCGGAGCTGGTGGAGTGGTCGGAGCGACCGTCCCCGAGTTTGTTTGCAATGTCGAACTGTCCGCCGAGTCTCTGCTCTATTCGGGCTGCAAGGTCAACGAGGCCGTGTTCTCCGCCAGTTCGACACAGAATCTCCAGCTTGCCTTGGATATCCTCGGCAAAACGGAATCCACCCAAGCGTTCCCATCCATCTCCGGCACACTCTCGGTGTTGCAACCGTACGTCCTGCACCAGGCGGTCGTCACGGTCGCGAGCAGTGCCCGTAGCGTCGACAACCTGGAGATCAGGATTGCCAACAACCTCGTCGGCGATCGCTACTTCAACTCGCAGACCAGGAGCGAGATTCCGGAATCTGGTCTGGATGTGTCGCTTTCGTTCGACAATCCGTTTTCGTCGAGCGATACCGCTCTCTACGACATCGCCAGAGCCGGCGTCACCGGATCGCTTGTGTTCACCAATGGTGCTTACTCGCTCACGATGACGTTCGCGAATCTCAAGATGCCACGAGGGAAGCAGGCGGTGGGCGGCCGGAATACTGCACTCGACAAGCGACTCGTTCTCAACGCCTACCGCACCGTGGCCGCTGAAGCGATCGTAATCGCCAACGACTCGACGCCCTGACCGACAGCCCCAACCCTAACCGACACTCCCAGGAGGATCAGACCATGCGAAAGACCAGAAGCCGCATCCGTGACGGGTTCAATTACCCCGGCAACATCGAGCCGGTCCCGGGCGAGCACGACGGGCTGGAATTCACATATCGCCCCGTGCTCGCCGAGGAATCTGGTGAAGTGTACCAGCACCGCGGAGTGGATAACGCCGCGATGCACGAGGCACTACGACAGGCGATCAAGACACACCTGGTCGAGTGGAGTGAGATCGACGCGAAGGACGCACCACTCCCGATCACCGCCGAGAATATCGGGGCGCTGCCGTCGGAACTGCTTTGGGCACTGTGGAACAAACTGACCGCCGCACCGCCGCTGGAGGACGCGTTAAAAAACTCGAATCCGGGGTGATGCTCCTGCTGTTTCATCCCGGCTTAACCCTGTTCACGTGCGACGATTGCCAGAAGTATGTCTACAACCTCGAAACCGGAGAGCGTGAGACATTCAAGGCAGGGCCCCAGCGGGTCGAAATGCCCAAGATTCGCCCACCGGGAGTTGATACCCCATGTCTCAAATGCCCCCGCGAAAGCCCCGAGAAGGCGGGGCAGTACGAGCTAACCGACGCGAACTGGCGAACCTACACGCTCTACCGCCGAGCAAAGGCCACTAGCTTTCACTACCTGACCGAAGCAGAACAAAAAGACCCCATCGTCGCGATTGCGTTCGTGATTCTTGACACACTATGCCGAGAGCACGAACGTCAGCAAACAACCCGCACGCTCGTATGCGAGCTAGCCCCATTCCTGGTGCCCCGACATGGCTGAAGGCCAAGCAGATCGCGAAGTCCTATTTGTACTGAAGGCTGAAGCGGCCAAGGGTGCCGACAAAGTCT